GGAAATATTAAAAACCAATTGCAAAATAAAATAAAAATCCAATTATTCGTCGAATTAAGCTTATGTAAGCTTCCAATTATTGCCAATTAATGTGTCAATATGAGTTGCCCCGAGTTTCCGTGAGGCGGACCACGGGGCCAATTGCGCAGGTCTTGTTGCGCTTTGTTACAAGTTATACAGTTATGGTTATATGCCATTGCTTACCCTAACTTTTTCTGTTTTCAATTTTCTTGCTATATCAATGCCATTGCCTACCCTAACTTATCTGCGGAGCCCAATGCAAGTGACCACAACCAGCACCAGGATAGCGCCGATTGCGAAGGCCCCCAGACCACCCGAGATTTTCTGCACCCATGATAGTGCGGTGCCCGACATGTCTGGAAACACTACGTTACTGTGGCTAGCCGCATATGGGACTATGTGGTCTTTCGGGGGCTCACACGACGCTGAACAGGTGGCCCTAGCACTGCATAGCGACACCACAAAAGAAGGTGATGCGCTTGCCGTGGAGAAGTGTAAGGTCACCTTACCTGCTGTCTTCACTTTTGCTGTGGCCTCCTGTAGAGTAGCTACGTTAGAGTGCGAGTGTACAGAGCAGTCCCCGTTCTTGTTGGTCTTGTACGTCAGTGTCAAGACGCCGCCGAAATCCGAGGAGTGCGTACAGGTAGCCACTGTGCAAGTCAGGTCAATGATGGTCGGCGCCTCGACAATGCGGGTAAAGGCGCTGTCAGGCAAATTCATGGAGACAGGGATGTTTCCCACGGCGCAGTTCATGGCCCTGACAGGGTTCGTTTTGATTTGGCAGCCAAAAGGAGCCTTCGTATTTAGGGCTGTCCCTTTTTCCTTTAGCCAATATTTGAACCCTGAAGGTGTCTGTGTGTACGGTACATGGACCATGCCGGGTGAAGGGCGTGCCAGCTTCAGTGCCGTGTTCGCGTACAGGTCGTTACTCTCCACTGTTCTGCTTTGGATGTCGCCGAAGCGCCCTGGTTGCCCAGATCCGTACGGCGGGAAGTCCTGATTGAACACTTCGTCTTTGTACACGACTATCTTGTTGTCGAACGGGGTCCAGGCCGATGACAGCGGCCCGAATATGAACTGAGTACCCCCTATCGTGACGGCATGGTCTCCGTTCACGTAAACATCCACAGTCTGGTTTACGTTGCCGTACATAACCCTCACTTTGGCCTTCAGCGATGCTGTATGGGCTTTGTAAGCAGATGCGTGATCATGCCTGCATACGTCCGATCGATCGACGTACGCCTCGCTGAGTTGCGTGTTTTCTGAGTCGCAGAAGCAATATGCCCCTCCCCACATGAACGGGTACACGCCTGTGTAAACCTTGCATTGGTAGTCAGGCTTCTCTTTAGTGGAGCACTCTGAGGCGCCGCAGCACTTCACGTACGGCGACGGGACGACCGTCTTGTACTCACAGGTTATGTATTCCAAATTAAGGGTTGGTTCGAGGCTGGTTTCAACAACCTGCATCTGCAAAGTGAGGGGGCTATATCCTGGCCTTTCAATGTGAGCCTTATACGGGAACCCCACCACGTTCGGCATTACTGTCGAATGTTCGTAAGCTCTGGCGGTTGCCCCGAGGCTCAGTAGCACTAAAAAAGAAAGGCTCTTACAGCAACACAGCACGTTTCTGAGGCAATACGTGATGATGAGGATGCAGGCAACAGGGGCCGCAAACTCCAACCAGAACAACGCTTGGTTTTGGTCCCACAAGTAGGCCATAGTCTCTGCCACACTAGCTGCGTGCGCCCGCGGGGCGCAGCAGAGTATCCCCAGCGTCCACGGAACTGCAGCTCCTGGTGTTAAAGCATAAGGGGTCAAGCACTTACTGCGGGCCGCAACCAGCATGTAGCACGACGCGAAGATCGATATCAACGCCAGTAAGCTCATCCCGACGACCGCGGATACTGTAGCGGCCGGGTAAAGCCCATAGTAGTACTGTACGATCTGATGCGGCCAGCCGTGCGGTTTCCCTTCAGTGGTGAGTTGAGACCAAAGCCTCACTGGGTCGTTGTTTCCCCAGTGGTACTCCATCCCGTCCACTGGTACGGGTATGGTCCGTTCCACCGCCGCTGTCACCCATTCCTCGTGATACTGCGGGTCCTCACCCAGTGTGCGGTAGGAAAAGAGCGTGGGATGATCTGGGTGAAGGTGCAGTGTCACTTCTCTTTTGCCGTGGATGACGGTTGGTTCGCGCGCCATTGGAACTCTGCATGTGATGTTGTCCAACGGGAATGGGATATGGACTTTGCCTTTTCTAGCCGGTTCGTCGGCTCTCGGGACGAAAGGTGAGTTGAACTGCCATTTCTTATGGTCCGTCACTGAGACGTGGCACTGCTCTATTAGACACGTGTTGATCGTCATGTCCGAATTAGTAGTGCCAACGTTTCCGGTTCCACAGGTGCAGTTGTATTTCACCTTCTTTCCTCCGACTGTGATCTTTACATTGCCAGATTGCTGTGATAGCAACGTCCTGTCCGGCGTATCTGGCGGCATATGCATGTCGATTTCCTCCACGGTCTCCGCTGTGGTCTGTTGATAAGTGGTGCAAGGGATCTCTTTTCCATAGTGTGGTCTAATTGTAAATTTTTCTCTACCCACCGGTTGAGGGTCATGATGATATTGTATTCTGCAGGCACGGACCGCGTTTCTGGTGTCCTGGATCGAGACCTGCAGGAATTCACCCGGTGGGCACTTTGCCAGTATGAAATGTCCCATTGTGCCATGGACGAAACAGTCTCCGGAGGTGGCTACCTTCAAAGATGACCGGACGGCATTCTCAATGGCGTGCCCGTCTGCGTACCTTATCTTCGTGTAGTCATGATTGTCACTCTTATCTATGCCAATTTGTGCCGAGAACTGAATCTTCAGCATCCCGTCGGTAGCTTCGGACCTGACCGCTTCAATTGCTACGGGGCTATGACACGAGTGCCCTGCTCCGCAGTCGGCGCAGTACGCGATGTAAGGGCGTGTAGCCTTATACACGTTGAAGTGTTGCGACACGCTGCGCCGGTGTCTTGTTCCGTTTCGGCACGTCAAGGCTGCCTGAAGGAGGTCGTAGTACCCTGGCCTATCCACGTTATCCTCGAGCATCCGTAGTGTGGCCTCTGCGTTGTTTTCATAGCAGCAAGGTACACACGGGGGCTGGAAGCACGGGAAGGTAGCATTGGCAAGGACACACATGGCAGTAATCAGCGGGGCGGACCACTCTTCGGACCCCTCGGGGGTCACTCTAGTCACCATATCTTTGTTCCAGGTGACCACCGACAGTGCTGTGCGTGAGCCCTCGTTGGCCCCGCCCAGGACGATAGCGACTACCCTCCCCTTGTTGTCAAAGATGGGCCGGCCACTGTCTCCCGGTTTGCCCGCTCCTGTCGGTATAGTGAACCTACCTCCGCTGTACTGAACAGCCCCGTGGTGCCAGTTATAGTGTCCCTCGGGCTTCTCATGCGTGTACTTTGAGGCATCCGACCTCATGTGAACTGGTATCTGGGCACACTCAAGGTCATACTTGCTCGATTTCTTGAAAGCTAGCTTTGCCAGGTCCGCGTTGTCGATGACTCCTTTCACGTGGGCAGGTTTCATGACTTTGTCGCCCACCAGGCAGGCGTACCCAGTGACCTTTCCTTCGTGTTTGACTTCGAAGATACAGTCATTTTCAATCTTCATGCACATTCTTTCTCTTTTTCCGGGTTTCTTCTTCTTCTTGTCGGCTTGCTTGTCTTTCTTCTTTTGCTGCTGCGTTTTTCCGTTGATCTTCTTGGGCTGCGTTTTCGGCTTTGGTTTGGTTGTCTTCTTCTTCTTTGGTTTGGGAGGCCTAGCAGGAGCAATTGCGTTCTGTCTCATTGTCAGCGCATTTACGGCGCTGATGAGTTGCTGCATCTGCTGGGCCTGGAAGTCGGGGACGACGGGAGCCACCGGAGTGGCCTGCAACGGCCAAGGACGGGCCGCCGGGCGCGGGCGCCACCGGCGGCCGTAAAACGTTTGCGTAGGGATGTAATTCATGGTGCTATAATAGTGCGCTATAATCAGAATTCTGTGTATTAACGCACCAATCTAGGACCGCCGTAGAGGTGTATAACAGGTCCTCTCAATTTCTTAAACGCCTTAATGTCCCTCGCCAAGGTGGTCATGGCTATGAGGATACTTTTGCAGCCCTCTACCTCATACCTAGATGTTAGTGCCACCTCCAGTTCGGCCCCCAAGCCTGTCCGGAACCACTTGCTAACCTCGTCACTCAGTGCTCGTCGCCTGTCTTCGTCCTGCTTGTCTTCAGCTGTTAGCGGCTTACCCAACTTGAACAGGCGCTTAAGTGGGTCTGAAACACGGCAGGCGGTCTGTGTGACGCTGTCAAAAACTATGAATCCCCCACAAAAATATGGGGGTTTTTCGCCCATGACAGCGTCAATGATCTTCACCTCCATGTTGACCCACGACGCGCACCTCTCCGCCATCAGCTTGTCGGAGATCACTCCGTGAACGATGTTGTCGTCGCCGATGAAGGCCGCACAGGCGGAGTCAGTGAGTCTCTGCTCCAGTACCCTGCTTGCTATGGTGATGTTCAAAACAGTGTTAATAAACAAAGTCAGAAACATGCCCGATTTCATCATAGCTCCGAACTTGAAGCGCGTGCCAGTTGGTAGGTGACAGCTGGATATTTCCCCAAAGGCTGCCTCGATCAAGTCCAGCAGGTACTGATCCACCCCTAGATCTTCGAGGATCATTAAACCTGTAAGAGCCAAGGAGTCGTCCTGGCTTTTGTCGAATGATGCAATGTCCGTCTCTAGAACCGGGTCTCCTGGGTGGAAGTGAGAGGCGATGATCGCGTCAAAGTCTTCGGCCGACATATCAAACAATGTGTGCACGTTAGGGCGTAACACAGCATTTAGTCTCCTTACTAATTCCCTGTGGATGCCGCACAGGTAAGCGGTCGCCAATGGCTCCGCTGCTTGAATTACCTGGACTTTGGGTCTTTCCTCTGTGTGTTTCGTCCCTGGAGTGACTTTGACATCTCGTTTCATGTCGACCGTGAATCTGTCCATGGGAACCTCCTGCAGCGGAACCAAGTTGTGGGTCTTAGCGAACAAGGCAGCAGCTTTCGGGCCTTTCAATTTGGTCACATAGGTAGTGATGTTCTCAGTGGTTATCCGGATAGGTTGTTTAGCATATTCTTCCCAATATTCTCCGGAGCAGGCATAGCGCTTGAAGCACTCCACGTTGAACACTGCCGAGTCCATGGTGGGTAGTTCTCGCATTTGCGTGACGTTGCAGTTTCTCTTGGTGGCGGCCGCTAGCACGTTCTGTAGTGTGTTCTGAAAGGGTGACGGGACGGCACTGCGTACAGTCGGCTGGTGGTACGCATGATGTTTCGGGTAGCACCGGAGCTTCGCCGGGCAGAATGTCGCTCTGTCCAAGCAACTATCCGACCCGTCAACCATGTCCAAGTATGCGTCGTATTCATCTGTTATCTGGTACGACGCCACTGTTGGGTAATTTCTGGATAGGTATTCGTTGCACGCTGCGATTGCTACATCGGGGCTTGAGAATCTTTCGATCACGGTAGGGGAGTACACGGGGCGGGGGTACCGAACCGCGTATGTTGGTATGCGGCCTACGTCCGCTCCCGTGTACAATCTGGCCCCCGATGTGAGCCTGTCCACCACCGTGGCTTTCATGTTCTCCACTTTGCGAGACTGGTATCGACTCTTATTAGCCTCCGATGGGTGCATCTGCATTTTCAGCAGCAACAGCTTCTCCCTCTCAGTATCCAATTTTGGCGGGTACATTTTCTCCTCCTGGACCGCATCCAGTTGTGCGCACTGGAGATTGTGCTGCCTAACGGATTTTTGTTGTAAATGTCCGCTGCCAGTGTCCGAGGAGAAAATATATGCACCCGCGCGGCCTAGTCGCAGGACGTCGTCGAAGTCTCCGAAAGTAATCCCGGAGGCCAACGCATCGACCTCGTGCTCGTCAAAGTCGCCGAACGTCAAAGGCAGCTTGTTCCTAAACGCAGTCCTTGGGGCAGGCGTCGGCTTTCTCGGCGCCGGCACCGGTCGCTCCGCCGCGCGGGAGGCAAGGTATGCAGCTCTCTTCGGGCGCGGTGGAGGAATCGGGTTCTCGAGGTCCACATGGTCTGCGGGTTCAGGGTGCACATCTGCCGCCAGGTCCGCGATGCCTGCGGGTTCAGGGTGTACGTCAGCCGTCACTACTATGGGAGCCATTGGCTCGTAGATCGAGTCGATGTCACACGACTGCAAACTGGGTAGCGACATGGTATCGCTGGCAGTGGAAGACGAGTCGGTGGTCCAGTCCAAGTCAAACCCTCGTAACGACCGATCTGAGTGGTCCGTCGTAGATGCGGCATACTTCCGCGGACTAACCACTGAAGGTACCGTCGGGTCGAACAGGAGAACCTTCTCGCACTTTACCTTCTGCACCCCATCTACATGGTATTTCGGGAGGGGAAAAGATGAGCAAACCACCATGCTTTTAACTTGGTGTGACCTAAGGCGGGCGATCCGTTCTGCTGTCATTGCGTAGCGGCACAGGCAGGGCACTGTCCTGGGAGGTGTTGATGAATCGGAATCGTTCACCGGACATTTGGATCCGATGTTGTCCATTGTTTCGCCCAGCGCGTATAGGCATATCCGTTCGTTTGCCTCCTGCAGTCTGGGCCACAACGTCAGTATCTCTGCCATATCAATAGCAGCCTGGTTGAATTTCGTACCTTCAAAGTACGAGTACAGCGACCCGTCAGTGGTACTGTAGCCCTTACGACCCACCAGGCTGCTGTCCGGGTGCACTCTCACCAAGTCTGTGGTCAGCTCCACGTCATCATTGAGCAACTCCACAGCCGTCCTCATGTCAATGGCTTCCTGGATTTTCTTCTCCCAACTTTTGTCTCTGCAGTAGATGGTCACGTCAGCGTCCGTGGCGTCCATTGCTGTGAATAGATGGTTGAGGGATTGCTGCAGCCTATCTCTTCCGCCGCTGAACACTCCTGTGGACAGCAGCGGGATGGCTACGCTGCTCAGTGACAGTCTGTTTACTTCGGCGGCCACTGCCCGGTAGACAGCGGCCAATTCGCGGTCCCCTTCCGCTTCAGTCGTGGCAGAGAAATTAGGCGCTACAGCGTGGATGACGGGGTACGAGCCGCACATGACTGTTTTAATTGTGCCCACTGGTGTTGCTGCTCCCTTAAAGGCTGACGGCCATTTCTTCGCCACGGCCCTGCATACGCCATCCCCTACAGTTCCACGGGCGTTAGCTGCGTTAACCACAGCCGCTTCTGTGCACGTGGCTATGTCTGCTCTCTTAACTCTGTAGGATGGTGCACACCCGGCCGTGTGCATGGCTTCTCCGGCATACACGGCACTCAGCTTGGTATTCATCTGGTGTAGCGTAGAGGGTCTCTTTCCGTTGTCAAAGTTGGAGAACAGCAAGAACACTTCTGTATTGCTGGTGACACAATCCGGGCGCAACACTCTTGCAGACGAGAACTTTCTGCTTAAGGAGGAAACAACGGCTTCGCTGATTTTATCGGCGTATCCGTAAGCTCTCATCAAGATGCCGCCGGGTTTTAGCAGTCGTAGCGCATCTCCCCCAAGCATCTGCAGCTTCATGGCGTGGTCGACACACTGCTGGTAGTGGTGGATTCTGAATTCCGTGTGAATGTTCACAAAGACCAAGTCGAACCTGCCGGCGTCAGCCGGCAGTCCTAAACTTAGGTCGTAGCACCTATCGGCGCCTGTGACATTCAGCGGTGACAACCAAGTGACCCTGCGTCGAGGCAAAGCCAGGTTGTACTCACTCACCAGCAGGACGTGGTACCCTCTTACTTTATTGACCAGCCACTCAACCCTACTGCCTTTAACCGTCTTGTACTCAGCCACCAGGGCGTGCGGCAGCCTGCGGTTGATAGGAATTACATTGTCCAGCACAGAAAGCGGTTGGATTTTTCTTTCTGCGATAACTGCCTGCTTGCCCGTATGCCACTGCCCCTTCAGGAAGGTATGTCTAGCTTCCAGCCTGGCAGCTGTTGCGGCATTGAATCCATACATCCTTCCACCAGGTCTGTTATCCCAGTGGTTGTTCTCGTAATACAGGGACACCTTCGGGGCAGAAAACAGGCCACTGTCCAGGTCAACTCCATAGTACTTGGTGCAAATTTCATTCAAGGCCACCACTGGAGAGTAAGCTCTGTCCTCCTTAAATGCTGTAATTATGGTGCTCCACTCCTCTGCTGTCAATCTGATTCCGGCAGTGTCCAGGACAGGCACCAGGCTTTTCGCCCAACACACGTTCGCTTTGTTCTGGAACGCGTCCACAGGCGCAGCCGGTCCTTCAATCACCTTCATTATTTTGTCGTGTTCTTCTTGCCATTCTTCCAATGTGGCCGTAAAGTTACCCTGTGGAATGTTTGATAGGACCTTAATCCAGGGATCGCCGGCCAGCGTTTTCCACACCAGCCTATCCTCAGTGCGCGTCAGCAGTACATTCACGTGCTCCGACGCAGGGGCATACAAGGGATTTTCATTCACCTTCTGCCTTACGGCGTATACCCCTTTGCGGGTGAGGCCCTGAGATGCTGCTGCTGTCATGACTTCGTGTCCACGGTAGTCCAACTGCAGCTGCTTTGCCCAGCCTCGGAAGCATGTTAACACGATGTCTCCTGGCTTGGGCTTGGTCTGTCCTGTGGTGTCTATGATTATGGGTTTGTTGCACGGGTTGGTCGTGCGCATCTTGCCTCCGTAGTGCAACGTAGACACGATGGCCGTGACTGGACGCGTGCAACGTCTGGATATACTTTTATGACATACTTCAGTGCAGATGTTGTGGTTGAAGTTCACCTTAAGCTGCATCATATTGAAGAATCCGCATTGCTTGGGGTCTCCGCATAACACCACTTTGCTCCGAGGTTTAACAAGAGCAATTAGGGCCAGCAGAGTACCGGAATGGCAAGCGAAAGCCTCGTCCACATATAGGATGTCCACGGCACGACGACACCCGTTTAGCAGGATGGAGTCACTGTTTTCCCTACTTGTCCCCTTCCCGCGGTGCTTCTTCACGTCGTTAACTATTTCCTGGCAGTTCTCCTTCTTGCCGCTGGTGACCAGATCGTGTTTGGTCACGAGGCTCTTAATAATAGCAGACTTGCCTGATCCCGGAACCCCAAAGACTCCTACTACTGTAGTCTTATATGGTGCCGACGGCCTGATCTTCAGCCCTTCGTAGGCGAATTCATGGAACGGGGGGTTGGTTAGCTCTCCCACCAACACCAAACCCGACGCTTCCTCTCTCTTGACGCAGCATTTTTTATCTACGTCGAACACGTACTCGGCGTCAGTTCTTTCAGCTCTGACTTTCTCGTAGTTCTCCTCGTCGGTGTTCAGCGACGGTCCGTGAACGGCAATATGGTATAGTTTCCTGTTGACGAACTCCCTTTCGTTGTACACCATAGTGGCGCTCTCGCTCAAAGCTTGAAACTCAGGGACCGGAATGGCCGATCCACATGGTAGTAGGACCCTGCCGTCATATCCGTCGACCTGGTAACCGCCGGCCCTCCCGTTATGTGTTATTATTTTCACCTGCTCTGCTAGAGGGTGCACGGGGGCCAACTTGGAGCTCTTGAGCACGGTCTGCGGGGACAGAACTACGTAATTTCCTAGTAGTACGTCGTTCGGCTGTGCGGTGACTTTCAACGCGCTGCGAGGTGTTTCCACGACCCCTGCACCTGCGTGATACTCTAGTTCTTCAACGTCGACGTCGACGACTCCCGTCTCCGCCGGCGCGATGGGGACGAGGGGTGGTAAGGCTTCTCTAGTCAGCTCGGCCTCCAACCTCTCCTTCTCCTCTTGTTCAGCATCCCTGGCTGACGACGCGTCGAGAACAGGTATTAACTCTCGCTTGGTCTTCTTGGCCAAAAGCATCTTAATGCGTGATCTGACTGGGATTGCGAGGCCTGTAGACCATAGGCTCGGGATGACGAACGAGTTAAACTCTGAAGGCACCTTCACTATTGTCTGGGTGTCTGGTTTCTTGTACATGGTGTGCATCTTCCTCGTTTTAAATGCCCACAAGCAGCAGCAAGTAAGTGACCTCTCTCGGACACCCAGAGGTTTTTCATCATCAAGGTCTGCCTTGTATTCCCTCGCCCACTTGCTAAATGCGACGGCCACAATCGGAAGCAGATAGTTCTTCATCGTGTTAGTGTTTCGCTGTGTTCTTCCGTTCACAACTATCCTCTGATTCAATCCCACTAACAACTTCTGTGCGTCCTCCGGTGTGACGTCGGTCGCTAGTATGCCAGTCATTTGATCACAGATGGTTGAGGGGACGTAGGTGCATACAGGGAATGAGACTCTTTCTCCTTTGACAGTGTCTGTGGTCTTGCACACTAGGAATCCCTCCGCGTGATACGTCACGGCGTACCCTACCGTTTTACCGTACAGGCCGGGGCACATAGTGATTTTCTTAACTACGTACCCTTCACATGATACGATGGTATCGCACCTACAGGTAAAGGATTGTTTACCTTTCAGGTGGAATACGGAGGGTAAGTGCCAGCTCCTCAGTAGCTTTCTGCTCTCAGTGTACAATGTAGATCCTACCGAGAACATGACTGTGTCGCAAGGTTTCAATTGCTTCTTGCGGAGAATGGACAGTTTGCCGAGTCTTCCCTCAGTCAAGGATGCTGCACACAGTCCTATGTTCCTGGCCTGTAACACCTGCTCGTCGGCCCAGTTTGTGGCGTAGGTTGGATACGCGCCTGCTAGCGCGTCAAACATAAACGGGGTGGTGTCAAACCCAATCCAATACGCCGTTCTGACACCTTTCATCGCCTGATGGTACAGCGATGTTGGTGCATGTACAGCATACACGTCCTGGTATACGGCCACTTCGGCTGCCGTACGACACGTGACGTCTGTATGCAGGCAAAAGGTAGGAGATTCAGCGTCTGGCGTAGCCATGACGGTCTGCAGGTCGGTGATTTTTCCTGCGATCTCTCTATCCAGCACCTTCCCGGAGGCCGCTGCCAGTTTCTTTGCGTAGCTATCGAGCCTTTCGGGGTCTTCTGCGCTGCGCATAGGGCATACGCAGTGGTATTTGTGCGTAGACATCATTCTCCTGGAAGGCGCACTGCCGATATCCAAGATGAGTGTGTCTTTGTCAGTCTCCTGCTCGATCAATTTGGTAGCCAGGTGCGAAAATGCTCTGGCATTTGCATGGTCATTTGGTGTGACCTGCAATGACTCCACCTCGAACGACGGAAATGCCTTCTGCAAAGACTTGATGAATGGGCTGTCAGCCTCAATATCAACATGCACTTTGGCGGCCATCGTGGGTGGTTAATCTCTCGCGTAGCCGAGGTGGCAGGAGCTGGAACAAAATCTTTTGGCGTCGTGTATGTCACACATCCGCCAT